TCTTTGACATAGCTGAGTCGATATATTTTGCCATGATAGCCATTGTCTTAACGTGTTCATCAATTGTAAGTTCAGTTGTTGTAGCTGCCCAAGTTGCTTTAGAGTCCCATTCATTCTTAGTTTCTAAGAAACGAACAGCGTAATCTTTAACCCAAGATTCTCTTAACAAACCTCTTGATTTATCTACTTTCCAAACGTAACCACCGAAATCGGTTGTTAAAAGGTTTTCATCGCCCTCTTTAATCCATCTCCAAACTGTTGTAGAATCATAAGTTTTATTCTCCCAATCAATCGTTTTTGGTTTGTCTAATCCTTCAGGTGCGTAAGGCATGATAGTTGTTCTAACATACTGAGGCATAAATAAAGGTTCTAAACCACCACTAACATTGTTAGCGAATACTGAAGAGTTACCTGTTGGTTGGATAGACAATAAATGTGAATTACGAATACCGTATTTCTTAATCATTGCTTTAGTTTCTTCAGAAAGAGATTCTTTAATGAATTTAGAATCTAAATATTTTTCTTCATCATACAACGGGAATGCTCCTTTTTCTGATGCAATAAGTGCTGAAGACTGATAAGCTTTATTAGCTAAAAAAGTCATTAACTTTTCAGTTAAGTTTAAAGCCTCATCAGAACCGTAACGAACTTTCAACATCATTAATGCTGAACCGTAACCTAAGAAACCTAATCCAATTCTTCTTTTATTCTTTAATCCTTCTTTTTGTGTTGGTAATGGAACATAAGTTTTGTCGTTTACGTTATCCATTAAACGAATTGCAATTGGTATAAGTTTACCAAGTTTGTTATAATCCCAATCCTTACTTTCGAAATCAACAAACTGTGTTAAGTTAATTGAACCTAATAAACAAACACCACCAATTGGTAAAATTTGTTCACCACAAGGGTTCGTCGCATTAATATATTCACAGTAATAAAGGTTGTTTAATTTATTCATTGTATCAGAAAATAGAACACCTGGTTCGTTTCTTGTATACGTTGAAGTCATAATCATATCCCAAAGTTGATTAGCATTTTCATATGTCTTATACACAACAGTACCGTAACCAAGTGCTTTCCACTTCTTGATGTTACCGTCCCACTCTTTTTTATAAGCGTCTGAATGTGTTTCGTGGTCAGGGAATTCTAACTTCCATGGTTGGTTCGTTCTAACCGCATCCATAAAATCATCAGTAATTAAAACTGACATATTGAATTTTGTTAAACGACCTGGTGTTTGTTTAGACACGATGTATTCTTCAACATCTGGATGCCAAACAGACATTGTTACCATCTGTGCTCCTTTACGAATTTTAACTTTAGAGTTTTTCTTTTTTGTTTTGTTCCCGCTACCTTCTGTAATAACTGCTGACTGTGTATCCCACATATCTAACATTCTAACAGCTCCTGGTGATTCATTTCCGATACCACCAATAAAAGAACCTCTTGGTCTCATTACGTCAGCACAAAAACCGTAACCACCTTCTGATTTCAGAATAAGTGCTTGTCTTCTAAGTGCGTCAAGAATTCCTTCCATTGAATCTTGGTCTTCACCCATAAATCCATCAACAAAACAGTTAATGTATGTTGTTCCTTTTAACCCTGTACCAGCGTTTGAGGTTATTCTACCTCCAGGTACAAATTTAAAATCTTCAAGGGCCCATAAGAATTCTTGTGTCCAATGATTTGTGTCTTTTTCTATTGAAGCTAAATCTCTAGCGACACGTAATTGGGTGCCGTTGATGTCTTCATCACCGTATCTGTAGGTTTGTTCATAAATTTCTTTGCTAAATTCATCCACAAATTTGGTGTCGATTTTGTATTTTACGTCATCCATAATAGTTTGATTTTCCATTTTTAAAATTGTTTTAAATAAGTTAACCCCATAAAAAGTCACCTTAATATGGGGGTAATTTTATTATTGTTGTTGTTTATGTAGTTCTTTTGCTCTTTGTATTCTTGAACGGGTTGCAGATTCTTTCTTTTCTTCTTGTCCTTTTTCATAACCTAAGAACGTTTGAGAAGTTTCAGTATCGATATATACCTTTCCATTGTCGAAAGTACAATCCTCGAATATCACACCATCACGTCCGAAACGTGATTTTAAAACCGCTATTGTTGCTCTTCCTGACTCTTTTTGTGGGAGTGTTCTAGCAACTGACATAATAAAATGTCCTATTTGGGCTTTCTTGATTGAACCACCCATTTGATCTCCAGTAACGACATCCGCACTAATTGAACTTCTGTTTCCTTGAACGGCTGTCCATCCAACTAAACCAAATTCACTTAACATAGATTCGTAGGCTCTCATAACTCCACCCTCACCTGACCATTCATCACTGTATTGTTTTGTAGATTCAACACAATCGATATAATCTAAGAGAATAATATCGGGTTTATGACCTGAAGAAATCTCTTGTCTTACGAATGATTTGATGGTGTGCATTGTTACACCTTCCGATGTGAACTTTCTAATTCTGAGGTCGTTAGTTCTGTTTGCTGTAACTTCTTTATGTTTAGCTAGAACTTCTTCTTTTCTATCCGTTAAATCATTTAAGTCAATTCCAGACCAACAAGCTAGATGTTTTCTTTTAATAACATCAGGCATATCCTCGAAAACTATTTGTAAAACATTGTACCCAGCATTATATGCTGAATTAGCCATCTTGGTTAATATTGTTGTTTTACCAACTCCGTACGGAGCTAATACAACACCAAGTTCACCTCTCGATAGACCTCCATCGGTTAATTCATCGATACCATTTATTCCCGTAGGAATTGGATGTCTAAAGTTTTTTTCTAAAACTGCCTCAATGTTTTCAGTGATAGATGTTCCATCATCTTTCTCACCTCCAACCGCAAGGGCTTCTCTTAAAATTTCAGCACAAGTCTCGTAGTTTTCAAACTCACCATTGTCAACAATCTTATTGATTTTCTCGTTGGCTTTTTTGAGTTCTTGTTGTCTACAAAAATTTAGTGCCTTACTTTGAACGAACTCCCAATCTAATACAGCTAAGGTGTTAATTTCCTTTAACATTTCGAAAACATAGTCCTGAGATACCTTATCTTTGACTTCCATTTTTAAAATGGTTTCCAAAGTATCTACCGCAGGAATCTTTTCGTATTTCTCATAGTAGTCCTTGATTTGGGCTACTATGAGACGAAAATACTCATTGTCAAAGTACTTTGCGTGTACGATATCAATGATTCTGTCAGAAAATTTCTTGTTAGCTGGGTGTAAGATTTGGTTGATTAATTCAGTTTGGAACTTGTATCCTAAGTAACCTAATGTAACATTTTTTCCCATTTTTTTGCTTTGTGTATTCATAAATACTTCTTACGATTTTGTTGTTCTATATTCCACAGAGATTTTTTCTAAACCTAAAGTATCCTGGATACGGGAGATAATCTTAGGTATTAATTCACGAATATCAACACTATATCTAACTCTTTGTGGATAGACATTTCCAGTGAAACGTTTCGCGGCAATTACTTTTTCATCGATTCTAATTTCAAAATCAAAGATGTCTTCCTTATCATAAATTGGAGTTCTATTGATTTGATCTTCCGTTTGTTTGTCATACGGATTGTACTGATTCCATAAGTAATCAACAGCTTTATCTTTTAATTGTTTTTGTACCATATCAACACAGTCTTCAAGACATTCAATTGTGTTTAAGGCGTAAACAGTTTTAGGGTTAAAGTTTTTAACCGCAAAATATCTTTGGCAGATAATATTTCCATTGATACGTAAGATGAATTCAAATTTTTTCATAACGAATTTTTATAGTTTGTTTTTTCTTTTTTACTTAGTTTGATGAATGGGTCTAAGAAGTTTACATACCCGTTTTCCCCACCAGGGATTGCGTACATAACACCATCTTCGAACATCATCTTTAATACATTTTTATAGTCCCTTCCTTCGGGGTTTAAGGGTAAGTTTATAAGACTCATGACCTCTTCCTTGGCTTCAACGGTTAGAAGAGGATTATGTAAATCAATAATGATTTTATTAACCTCATAAACATTACCCTTATGGTTTCCCTTGGACTTACCCTCAATTATAGAGTCAAATACTTTTAACTTTTTCTCTTCCTTTAGAAGAACAGCTTTCTCAAGAATTTCTTCTATCGTAACTTTTCTATCTTTTATTTCAGGAAAGTGTGTCAACAAAGTATTCTCTGTAACACCGTCTATACCTTTGATAAAGTCACTTGAACAACCTTCTATAATTTTAATTAAACCAGCATTCTCATAGTAATGTTGGAAGTACCAATTATAGTTTCCGATACCAACCAATACTTTCTTATCAGCCAAAAAGATACTCACTTCATCAGATATTAACTGACAAAGGTCTCTATCATTTGTGTAAATGATAACTTCTTCGTTCTTCTTTTTGTTAAGACAATAGTAGGCTAGTAAATCATCAGATTCACAGTCGGGGTGTTCGTATTGACGTAGGAATAAGTCTTCAGCGTATGCTTTAACTCTTAATTTTTGGGTTTCGTAAGACTCGTCGAAAAATCTTGGGCGATTACCTTTATAGTCTGGGTAATAGTCAAGTCTCAAAGAACCACCTCTCGGGCCATCCCACATAATAATAACTTTGTCTACTGCTAATTCAACAATAAGTTTTCTAAGTGAGGTGTAGAACATGAATATTCCACCGATATGTATTTCTTTATAATAGACGTTCTTAGCTCCGTTAAAAGAGCGTTTCATAAGAACGTTTCCATCAATAAGAAGTGTTTTAGTTTTTTCTTTTTTCTTAACTACTTTGAGTCCCATTACCCATGAAATTAAAGGGTTCGACAATTTGTTTTCTTTCTTCAGTAACTTCTAATACGCCTATATTTATAAGAAAATCTTTACACTCTTCTGTTATTGTGTCACCGTTTAGGTATCTTTCAACACCCATTTGGACAACATAAAAACAAGCCAATTGGTTAGTACCATCAGCTGTTAGAGCCTCAATATTTAATTCTTTAAATTTATCGTAATTAAGTTTCATTACTCAAGTCCTTCTAGTTCGATATCTGTTTGAGACTCTTCTAATTGGAAATCTTCTCCTTCTTTGATGTCTAAACCATTCTTAATGAATGTGTCAGCCCAAAAACTAGAATACTCCAATTTATATTTCTCTTCAGCTTCTTTTGTGTCTTCAATAAAACCGTGTGGTGTTACAATTACTTTTA